AGCCTCATAAATGCCCCGTGATTGTGTTTTGTGGCAATGAGCTGGACAATTACCCTCTGTAAAAAATAAAATAAAAAAATATTTAGTCGTATGAATAACCTATGTAATTAATGAGTTACAAGGCAAAGTGTATATGTTTTGTCCATCTTTTGTCCATCTTGTATATATTAGAAAGTTCTGATATTACCTTAAATATGAAGAGAAATCACACACCCCCTGACGCCCAGGGGACCTATCGCCCGACAATCCGGGGTAAAGGACAAAACAGGGAACTTTTTAAAGCGCGAGCGAGTATGTTCAGTCGGTTACTCGTTGTTTACAACGCATAGACTGAGGCGCGGACCTGACAACGTAGTGCAACTACGAGAGAAAGCCTTAAAAAGGGCCGGACTCACCTATGATTGTTTTGTCAAAGAAATTAAGCGCGGTCTCACATCGCCAGCGACAGAAGTTCTAAAAGTCCGTGGAGCCATTGCAAAAAGTAATAAAAATGTTCGCATCCTTGCCACCTCTGGCCTTCTTGTTCATACAAAACTCGGTGATGAATTTGCAGATGGCGACACAATCGTTGAATGGGACCACAAAAATATTCCCGGCACAAACCATGCGAAATACGTTGAAATGCTTGGAAAGGCGGGAAGTTATTTCCCCGCAGAGAAGAACCAGTACCAACTCTTAGGCGCAGACGGCACCCCGCTTGACATAACAATCACATTTGTTGAGGCTAAGAAAGATGGGCGTTAATGTGACCATACCCGACAAGTTGTCATTTCTGTTCCTCCCCTCTCGTTATAAGGTTGCACGAGGCGGAAGATGCAGTGCTAAGTCATGGTCCTTTGCCCGGGCCCTGGAAACTATAGGCGTAAAACCAGACATTCTATGGCCGGACCGGACAGATGGGCCCCGAGTTTTATGTGCCCGTGAAATTCAGAACTCCATAAAGCAATCGGTTCATAAACTTTTGAGTGACCAGATCCGTGATCTTGGATTAGAACAATATTATTCTGTCATGGAAAATGAGATCCGCGGTGTCAATGGCACGCAGTTTACCTTTACGGGACTATCAAATCTTACCGTAGACACAATCAAGTCTTTCGAAGGCTATGACATTTGTTGGGTAGAGGAAGGCCAGGCTATTAGCAAGCGCTCCTGGGATATCCTTATACCCACTATCCGGAAAGCAGACTCAGAAATATGGATCAGCTATAACCCGGACCTTGAGACCGATGAAACCCATAAAAGATTTACCCTTCATCCTCCACCGGATTGCGTCAATGTCGAAGTAAACTGGCGAGATAATCCGTGGTTTAACGATGTCATGGAAGCAGAAAGGCTTCACTGTAAGGAAAATGACCCGGACAGCTACGATAATATTTGGGAAGGAAAATGCAGACCCGCAGTAGAAGGCGCTATTTACCATCGACAGATTCAGGATATTGAGGCGTCCGGGCGCATCTGCAATGTACCCTATGACCCGAACCTGCTTGTTCATGTGGTCCTCGATCTTGGTTGGGATGACAGCCTTGCCGTTTCTCTCGTTCAGAGACATACATCAGAGATCCGAATCATAGAATACCTGGAATTCTCTCACACAGACTTGCCGCACATGTCGGCAGAATTGAAAACCAGAGCGTATAATTGGGGCAGAGTTTGGCTCCCTCACGATGGGTTCTCCGGAAATCTCAACAGCCATGGTAAATCAAGTTATGACATCCTTACCGGTCTCGGGTGGAAATGTGCAACCCGTGATGAAATAGTTGAAATGTCCATTGAGGAAGGGATCAGACATACCAGAACAGTATTCCCGCGAATGTACTTCGATGCCACAATGACCCACGCAGATAAGGCACCTCAGAACAATAACAGCAACGTACAGCACACAGAGTTGTCTCACAGGTTAATTGAGTGTCTGAAACGATATCGCAGGCGAATAAACAGGCAAACAGAGACCACCAGTACCCCACTGAAAGATGATTACGCGCATGGCGCGGACAATGTGCGCTATATCGCTCTCAATGCAGATCAGATGGAAGCTACGGCACAAACCAGCAGTCTAATAGGCTACCAGCCAAAGAGAGGATGAAATGATTCAAGCGATTCTTTTACTCATTTTTGGGATATTAGTTTTCCTTCTGTTCACCTCAATGATAAACGGACAGGAGTACGAAAGGCGCATAGATATGTTCCAAGGATCGGAAGAGTTAATGGAGAAAGTCGTTTCTGAGTGGGAACTTCGATGTTTGATGATCGAGACACAGCTTGCCCGTAAAGAACACCGGAAGGCAAGGACAATCGAACAGTTGAGGGAGATCCTTTAATATGTTCATCTGTGACCAGTGCCACGAAGTCACCAAGCCACGAGAAAAGGCCCATAAACTCGTTACCGAGACCAGGCCAAAGATTTATACGGATTGGCAACACGGAAGGAAGCAGGGACGCGGTGCAGAGATAGTAACAGAGATCACGGTATGCCCGAGGTGTTCGGAGGTAATTACTAATGCCAGTCTCAATCACTAAGAATAAAAACGGCTCATACAAGGTTTCGACTCCCAACGGAGTCCACGCAAAACATACTACCCTTGAAAACGCCTTAGCTCAGAAGAAAATAATTGACGCAGCCGACGCAGGTCATCCATTCACAAAGAAACGACGGCTCGGAGGCATACGAACGTGATTATCACTCAAAATCAATACACCCACGAAGACCTATTGAACTTTGTCACCGAGGCCCAGGAGATTCACGGTATCTGGCGTCCTCAAGCATGGTACTCTGAGGAAATGGTAGACGGCCAGCAATGGAGCGACACAGACTACCAGAAAGCTCTCGACGCCGGTATATTTGACCCCAACGAAGACCCCATGGTCATCAACCGGACATTCCCCACCGTTCAGCTTCTTCTCGGATTACAGATCACCAATAAGTTCAATTCTGTGGCAAAGGGGAGAACATCAAAGGACAGTGAGATCGGCCAGCTCATGAGCGAGGGCATTGCTTTTATCAATGACCAAAGCGGCAGTGAATACCTTATATCTCGCGCCTATAAAGATCAGATTGTCCCAGGTGTCGGTTTTCTCAAAGTAGGACATAGCAGAGATCCGCGAGAAGAAGAAATCTGTGTCAAATATCGTGATTGGAAAGAAATGTGGTGGGACCCCATGGCTGACCCGTGGCTTAATCCCGCAAAGTGCCGATATGCTTTTCATATGCCATATGTCGATATGCAAGAGCTTATCGCCATGTTTCCCAAACATGAAGCAGATCTCAAGGATTACACGAAGGAATATACTTCGAAGTCATATGGTAACGTGGCTAACGTCTGGTACGATGAAGCGCAACAGGTAGAGGACTGGAAAACTCTATGGGGCAGAAGCAGCCGCTCTCGCCATAGAGTCAGGCCCGTTGAGATGTGGTATCCGGTGTGGAGAAAAAGTCTTTGGGCCAAAATGCCAGATGGTTCGGCTTATGAGATGCTTGAAACAATGCCTCCACGGGATTTGTACCAAATGATACAATCAGCGCAGAAGGTTATATCTTCAATGGTCCGCAGGATGTGGACAACGACCTTCCTTGACAACATAGTGCTCAGTGATGGACCAACGCCTTACAATCACGACAAGTACCCGTTTGTCCCGTTTGTCGGCTATCTGGATCGCTATGGCCAGCCATACGGAGTTCCTCACCAGATGAAAGGCCAACAGGTAGAAGTCAATAAGCGAAGAGCAATGATTCTTGCATTACTCAGAAAGCGACGTATGATTATAGAAACTGACGCCGTAGGTGACGCGGGTAAACCAGCCATAGATAATCTCGCAAAACAAGCGGGTAGACTTGATGGTGTTATGATCCTTGCTCCAGGAGGCAAGGGCAAAATGGAACTTATCGAAGGCACCGACAGAAATCAGCTTCAATCTCAATTACTCGTGCAACAACAGAGCGAAAAGGAATTACAGGAAATATCAGGTGCCAATGCTGAAATGCAGGGTATCAGAGGACAATCTATTTCCGGTATAGCCATGCAGGAAAGAAAACAACAATCATCTGTCATTCTTGCCCCACTCCTTGAGAATCTTCGACGTTCACGCTTCATCATGAGCGATTTGGAAGTGTCAGAGATTCAAGGACGATGGGATGCACCTAAGATACTCAGGATCACCGACAGATATACAGGTGCGGAGAAGTGGGTCACACTCAATGAACTTGTGCCTGATTGGAAGACCGGGGAAATGAAAGTACAGAACAACGTCACCCAGGGTAAATTCGATATTATAATCAGTGAAGCACCGGCCACCGATACCGTCAGAGAAGCAAATCTGCAGCTTATTACCGAAGCCGTCAAAAAGAGCCCACCCGAAATCATACCTCAGTTAATCACGATGGCCTTCGAAATGAGCAACCTACCTAACAAGGATATGCTTGTTACCAAACTCAAAGAGATATACAAGATCGCCCCTGGTGATGAAGATATGTCACCAGAGCAAATGAAACAGCGTACTCTCCAGGTCCTCGAAGAACAACAGAGGGCGGCTCAGGCGGAACAGGCTTACGATGGACGGGTTAAACAGTTAACCCTCGATAACCTGTTCCTCGAAAATAAATATTTACAGGCTCAGATAGAGAAGATCATGGGAGATAAGACACGGGACGAAGAGAAATCAAAGAACATGAGAGATGAAATAGAATTGAAGGGATACAAGACCGGCTTTGATATTGGCGACAGGATACACACGAAGAAGATTGAAGCGCTTAGTGCGGGAAGGGAAAGCCCGGGAAGGAAGGAAATAAATGCTTAATAGCGAAGAAGCAGCTTTTGAGGCTAAAACCCAACGATGGGAGAAAGAGCATCATGGAATGCAAGATGGCCGCAACTTCCTTGCGATGGTTGGCCGCTACCACGGTGGAGATGTACAGAAGAACTTTGACATAGGCGTTTGCCGGACATTCCCCAATGCTCCTGGCTCATTTATGTGCGGAGCTTGTAAGTGGGAAGATTGCGAATTAAGGAGGGATTCATAATGTTTCCAGTCTTTATCTGGGTTCACGCTGTCAAAGACGATCATACCGGTAATCTCTATTTTCTTAGAGCATTTCTGTGTATGAATTGAGGTTATCTCATGAGTAAGGTAAACCCATTGAAAAAGCAGACAGAAAACAGGCAGAAACCCCTCACCAAAGAGTATTACGACAAGGCGAGAGAGAAGATACTGGCACTTCAAAAGAAGGGAACAAACGCAACACCATCAAATACTAACCAGAAAGGAGATTTATGAAAACCACAGTAAGAGAATTAGTAGAAGCACTTCAGGCGCAGGGACAGGGAGGGCTTAAACGACTTTCTACACAACCACTTGGTATTAAGATGGCCTATAAGATTAACAGACTCGCAGATTCGGCAATGAGCGCTTACAATGAATATGAGAAGGTAAGATACAGTCTCATCGTCAAGTACGGCGCTCCAGTAAAGGATGCAGACGGTAACGATACTGCAGACCTTCAGGTACTGCCCGAAAACACAGAGGCGTTTACAAAGGAACTGGAAGAATTTGTGGATACCGAGAAGGACATTTGGTATGAACCCGTAACCCTCCAAGAACTGGAAGGTGTTAAGCTGTCGGCTGGCGACATTACCTTTCTGAAACCGTTCATTATCTTTCCGGAAGATGATAATGGGGTTATAGAAATACCGGAACGGAAGTTGATTACGGTGAAATAGGAGAGGATGATTGACCCGTGAGCAGGCACTACAGGTACAACAGGAAATTGAGCGCGTATGCAATAAATATGGCGTTTGGTGTAAAGTCGAGCACGACAAGAGGCCGGACCTAAAGATGATAACCTTTCGGGAAATAACGATAAAGATTACGGAGGCAGAGAAGTGACATAGCGCGACCCAACAACTGAATAAGTAAAGGGTAATCAGGACCATTTAGGCCGGGGCCCAAGGATAGATCGAAAGGTTTGTCTTTGAGTTCCGGCCTTTTTGCATTTCGTGAGCACCGACGATACAGGGCAATCGCCTTCTCAGGCGTAAAAGGAGAAATATTATGGCAGATCCAGTAGTCACAACACCAGCAGCACCGGCGGCACCAGATGCACCGGCACCATCGGCAGATGTAACAAACTTGGCACCGGCACCATCGGCAGACAGTAAGGCGGCAATGCCCTCAGAACAAGTGGAGGCACCAGCTGGACCGTTATTTGCTGATGAATCGGTATCTGACGCTCTCTTGAAGGGCGAGGAAGCTCCAGCAGACGGTGACAAAAAGCCAGTGGAGAAAGGAACGGAGCCTCCACCTCCGGCAGGCGAAGCACCGACGAAAGAACTTACAGCAGAGGAAAAAGCCGAGGCAGAGAAGAAGGCGGCAGAAGGCAAGGACAAACAGCCTATTCCACTTACCCCTGAAATCAAGGCGATAGTGGACAAAGAAGCTGCAAAGGCTACCGAAGGAATACGCAATGAACTGATACAAACGCGGACGAAAGCCCGTGAGATTGTTACTCAGCTTGAAGCGAAAGACCAGACGATAGCAGAACTTCAGACAGCCCTTGCAGAGAGAACAGCCAAGGATACAACCCCCGATGAAGATGCCCGATGGAAAGACTTCACGGTGAAAACCAAAGAAGAATTCGCCGCTATGGACCTAGAGGAACAGCAATCTTATTTGCTTGATCGCGCTGACTATCTGGACTACGAAAACCGTAAAAAAGAACAGTCAAGAAGACAAAAGGCAGCAGAAGAGACCCGCAAACTGTCTGCTTCTCGATGGGCGGGAATTATTAAAAGCAGCCAGGACGAACTGGCACAGGTAATACCGGGGATATTCGATGAGAACAACGATACGTCGGAGAAGATCATCGGTTTTGCTTCGGAACACGGAATGGACCCCGATTTGCTCATGGCTCTCAGCGACCCCGGAACATACATACAGGTGCGCGGAGATGACGGAAAGTACGCAAGACCTGCCCTCTTAGGGAGAGGATCTGTATCCGTCGTTAAAGCGCTTCATGGCCTGTATTCAAAGGTAACATCGGATGTTGAGGCAATGAGGCAACAAATCAGGGAGGAAGTAACACAGGAACTTACAAAAAAATTCACGGAAACCGGATTACATGACGGAGTTGGAGATTTGCCGTCTGCACGAACAACCATAGCCGATACGAGCCAGATAGTCACTGAAGACCAACTCAGGGCGGCAGACGAGGCACAGCAAAGGAAGTTTCTTGGCGGCTAAATCAATGACGGTCCCGGTTATCCCAGGAGGATAGCACAATGGCAGCAACAGAATTTGCTCTTAACGATGCTCTTGCAGTACAGCGGTGGAGTACGTCTCTCGCTGTAGAGGCAGAGAAAAAGCAGTATTTCACGAAGTTCATGGGAACCGGTGAGGATGCCATGATAAAGATTCAGAAAGAACTCACCAAACAGGCCGGAGAATCAATTACCGTAGCCATGAGAATGAAACTCACCGGCGACGGTGTTGAAGGTGACGACCCCATTGAAGGTACGAGCGCAGTAAAGGCCATGACCTTCTACAATGATAAGGTTATCATCAACCAGAGAAGGACGGCAGCGGCAAGCAAGGGCGCAATGTCCGAGCAGAGAGTCCCGTATGACATGCGTAAAGAGGCCCGCGACGCTATCGCTACATGGTGGGCTGAAGATTACGATGAGCAGACCATTATGTATTTGTCCGGTGCTCGTGGTGTAGATACGAGCTTCCATACCCCTGTCGGATACACAGGAAGGGCCGGGAATTCCTTTAATGCCCCCGATACTTCTCACATTGTGTACGCAGGAGCGGCCACAGCAAAAACCGATCTTGATAGTGCAGATGTTGTTGATCTCACCTTGATTGACCGTCTTGTCGCAAAAATCGAGACCATGGACCCACAGATCATGCCTTTTATGATCGACGGTGAGCGCCGGTATGTTTTTCTCATGCACATCTACGCAGCTTTCGATTTAAGAAAGAGCGTCAGTGATGGAGATTGGGCAGACATCCAGAAACGCCAGGGAGCCGGTTCCCTTCTCTTCAAGAATGCCCTCGGTGAGCACAACGGTATCATTCTCCATAAACACCGCAACGTAATCAGATACAGCGACTACGGAGCGGGTGCTGATGTAACCGCTTGCCGCAACCTGCTTCTCGGAGCACAGGCCGGATTGATAGCCTGGGGTGGCAATGGTACAGGCGTCGGCAGATACAAATGGGTTGAAAAGCTTCAGGATGCAGACAACCGTCTTGAAGTATACGCGGGCGCAATCTTTGGCGTCAAAGGTGCATATTTCAACAGTCAGTGGCTTGGCAGAATCGCCGTAGATTCTTATTGCGACGATCCTAATTCTTAAGGAGGTGACAGGATGAGTACATTTAACGCACGTTCAATGAAAAACATGGTACCTGGTGGCTGTTTTGATAGCAATATCAAGGTACGCCAGTTCAGATATCATTTAGCGTCAACAGGAACGCTTCTGGCCGATAACGATGTTATCAGGCTTATGAAAATGCCTTCCAACGCTGTGATTGTGGATATCCACATCAAAAATGAAGCAGGTGGTGGAACCAACACCACAACCGTCAGATATGGAAAGGTGTCTGATGACAGTGTGACCCATGGAGATATCAAGGTAGATATCAATATGGGATCGGCTGCATATTGGCGATTAAGCGACGAAACAGCGGCAGCGGCAACCATACTCGTTGAGCCAGGCTATGAGTTCTATCTGGAACTCGAAGTCACAGGCTCAAGTGGCTGGCCAGTTGATAAGTATATCAAAGGCGCCGTTTTCTACTATGTGCCCTCGTTTGATGACGAGATCACAGACGAAGACGATTAATAAATCGTCATTATAAGAAACGGGAGCGGTCTTGAGTAAGGGACCGCCCCCTGAACCAAAAAAAGAGAGGTAATTTATCATGGCAGATTTAAAAGGAACCCCTACCGGAAGAGGTAGGACATACGATAACGCTAAACAGTATTACATGCTGAGTCTCGGACTCAAAAGCCACGCCGGATTAATTCTTGGTGGTGGCACATCTACCGATCCAGTATCTACATCGGTAGCAAGCAAGAATTTTGCCAGTTTTTATACACAGAGTACAGCAACGAGCGGAGATGCACGAGGTATCTACTTCCGTCATTATCTTGCAGGGGCAGGAGTATCGGGCGAAGCTGCGCGTTTCTACACAACCGCTTCCGCAATAGGCGTAAACGGACACGGAGCACACATATCCCTTGACTTTGGCTCATCGGCAGGAGGTTTAACCGGTGAAGGATACGCGGTAAAGGCCACGCTTCATATACCAAACAGGGCATTAACCAGCGGAAACCTTTCTCCCCTTGAGGCAGAGATTTACTGTGATGGTTCAAGTGGGACCGTTACAAACGTAACCGAGCTTCATCTTGCAAGATTCGCGGTCACAGGAAACGCTACGGCAATAGCCAGAGTAGAAGACAAAGCTGCATTATTCTATCTCGATGGCTTCACATCGGCTACGGGAAATATCTGGTATGACAGCACATTGAGAATCAACTGCAACGGGACCACAAAGTATCTGGTTCTTTCAGACGCAGAAGACAGCCTCACATTTTCCGGAACGCTTGCCGTCACAGGAAACCTTGATATGTCAGCGGGGGCTTCTGATATTATCACAATAGCCAATACCGCTGCGGCCCTGGAGTTCTATGACTCAACGACCAAATACGCTGTTTTTGATACCAGAAATACCATAACAGGGGTAAGCATGATGACGCTTACCGGTATCCCCGCCACAATCGTAGCCGCTTCAGGAGTGACAAGAAGGATTCTTAATGTGGCTGCTGGCACAACGACCCTCACAGGTTCAACGGGCGTAACAGATATGTCTGGTATTGGCGTTTACATTGCCGCTCCCACGCTCACAGATTCAAGTGCGGTAACAGTGGCAAAAGCATCTACAATGTGCATAGCTGGCCCTCCAACTGCTGCCGGTTCAGTCACGCTTACAACTGGCCTTGCACTGGAAGTTCTCGGACAGACAAACTTCGGCGTCAATGACACTGGCGTTGACGTCATGATGTATGGAGCCACAGCAGCGAATTATCTCCATTGGGACCAGAGCGAAGACGATCTTCTTCTCGTCGGCACAGCTACACAATTAGCAGTAGCAGGAACCACAACATCTTCCAGTCCGACCACAGGATCACTTAGAACAGCTGGAGGCTTGGGTGTTGCGGGAACTGCATTCATTGGTGACCTACTGACTCTAACGGGTGCAACAGGTATTGCTTTTACAGGTACATTAACTAAAGGTATCAACTTCGCTGGTGCAACTCCCGCCTTTACCGATGACGATGATGCCTTTATTGCTATTGGTACTTGGAACGATGCTTTTACCGTTACGGGACAGATAGCTCATTTTGTACCTATCCAAGTAAACTTACTTAGCAGTTCAACAACGGCTCATGACATTGCTGCCGCACGATTCCGGGTGAACACCGGAGCAGCAAACACCGCCACCTCTGTCAATGTGCTTGAGTTGAGATCAGCACTATCGCACAATGTTGCCGCTCATGCCAACCTACAGGTCAGCACGACCATTTCTGATACTGTGGAAGTTCAATCGGGCGAAGCTTTAGTTGCCTACTTTGCCTTTGACGGCGCAAGTGCCATGACAAATATTGGTGCCAACCCCACTATAGCAATCGCAGAATTCAAGTTGAATAACACAGCAACCACATTGACAGATATGGTTATTCTGGAAGCGGTGAACGCAACGACCTGCGTAAACATGATGCGGTTAAAAAGCAACGATGCTACCGTAACGAACATGGTTCAGCTTTACGGTGGGACCAACGTTACATCCTTTATCGACTTCAAGGCTGGAACGGGTGGGACTACACTCGTTAAGACAGGTACGGCATCAGGGACTTGTGTGCAACTTACAGTCAGCATTGATGGGACTGCTTATTACCTC